TTTCCCTTGGTAATGGGTTTGCCGGAGGCCAATGCACGGCGCAACGTCGGCATCTTGATCTGGTACCGCTCAAGCACAGCGGTCAGGCTTGGGAACATCAGCCCGTCAGGCATAACAAACACCGCCTTGGACATCTTTGCCCTGGCTTCTTCCGTGTGCTTACGCCCCGTCCAGTGCTTGTGGCTACGCCCGGCCTCGATGTTGGCCTGGATCTTGGCTCGCCCCTCTTCCGACACCTTTCGCCCCGGAGCCTTGGGTTTGCCACGCTGCGCTGCACCGATCTTGGCCTTGGTTTCGTCGCTTCGCTCTCTGCCCAACCATGGTGTCTGTGGGTTAGCCAGTTTGGCTTGGCGAATCTTCTCCTTGGTTTCCTCCGTATGCGCCTTCCCCACACGGGGATGGTTGAAGTAGTCGGCGGCGTAGAACTCCTTCAAGGTCTTGGAGATTTGGGCTTTTTGCTCAGGGGCGACAGGACGGCCAAAGTTAGGGGTTTTGTGGGCAGGCGCATTGCGCCAGGGCGCGTCCGCCGAATGGCCGGTGTTGTAGCAGTACGGCTTCCCGACATGCTCTGCAAGATAGCGTTCTTCCACGCCCTGTAAAGACTCCACACTTGCGACCTCTTCAATGACCCGGAAAGCAAACTTCTCTTCGCCGTACTTGTTCCAGGCTGCTTGAAGATGTTTGCAGTGGTGACGGCCCCCGCGCAGCAACTTACGGTGTTGGCGAAACCGCACTTTCTGATTCGTAGTGCTTCCGACGTAGAACTTGTCGTTTACGAGGTTGATGATCTTGTAGATGACCTGGGTCATGTTGCTCTCCGTTACAGGGCTAAGGAACATGACCGTAATGTACCGGTGGTACCCCAAGAAGTCAACAGGCAAATAAAAAGGCCCCCGAAGGGGCCTCCAACCAAGCGCAAGTGCTTGATTTTATTGGGTTAAGCTCCGGGCGAACCGAAGATACCCAACGGATCGCTCACTCCGAACGAATACCTTTCGCGCGCCTTGTAGCGGACGTTGCCGGTGTCGAAGTCTCCGTCCATGGACGTAGACATCGGGGTACGGACAAAGTGCTTCAGGCCGTTGGGCACGTCCGTGGTCAGGAACCACGCGTTCGTGTCGGTCAAGAAGTGGTTAACGGTGTAACCCTCGGGGATCGAACCGTTGTTCTTCAGGGCGTTGATGTCGTTGTCGGCGGTAGCCACGCGCAACTCGGTTTCGAGCAGGCGGGTTGCCACGAACATCAGAGCCGGGGGAACAATCAGTTTCCGGGGCTTGGCAGCGATCAGCAGACCGCGTTCATCCGTCCAACCAGCGATCTGAATGACGGCGTTCTCAAGAGACGTTTCATTCAGGTCAGCAGCCACCGTGGGGCGGTTGCTGTTGCTGCCACCAGAGATCAGCGGATGCGCCGTCGAGAACAGGCTCACACCGTCGCCGTAGGTCACGGCGGAGTTGAAACCGTTGTTCAGAACAGCAGCAGCCTTGACCTGCTTGGTGTAGGCCATCGCACGAGCCAGGGCCTTGGTGTACCGGGACGACAGGGAGTCGTACAGGTTGTCCTCGATCGCCTCTTCGGTGATTGAGAAACCCATGGCGATGGTTTCGTGGTTGTAGCGGGCAGTCCAGGCTTCCTGCGCATTGTCATACGCAATGGCTTGGCCTTCCGGCTTGACGGGTGCGGCGCTGAAGCCGGAGAGTTTCGTCTCCTCTTCAAACGAACGCTCAGAGGTCTCCGTTTCGTAGATCTCTTTGTGTTCTTCGCCGTAGCGGGCGTACTCCAGACCAAACAGCGCGTTCAGGCCGGGCAGGAGTTCCTTCAGTAGTTGGGCACGAGAAATTGCCATTTTGAATTACTCCTTACGCGAGCGCCGTAGCGAATTGGTACGAGTGCCAGCCTTGGTTCCACTTCACCAGGACTTCAGGGAAGCCGGTAAAGGTGAAACTGCTGCCAGCAGTAGCGGCGGTCAGCGTCTTCGCCACGGTGACGGTCGTGCCGTTCACGTTGGTCACATAGTTGAAGTCGCCAGGGGTGCCGCCAGCACTTGCATCGGGGCAGACAACTGCCATACCGGCCTGAAGGCCAGTAACCGCAGCATCCAGCGTGATGGTCGTAGAAGCGGAAGTACCCGTGCCAGACACGGAGTAAGCCGTTTCAGGAACCACAGCCACAACGCGGAACGGCAGCGAGGTGGACGCCACGCGGACGTTGCCGGTGCCGTTGCTCGGGCCGTCGCCAGACACAGCCATCTTGGAATTGCCCGTGACGGTGCTACCAGCAACGCCGGTAATCGCGTACACGTTGGTTCCAATGAAAGACTGGTTGGCGTAGCCAATGGTCGAAACGGTGTTGCTCTCGCTGGACGTTTGACCAACCATCGCCACCTTGAACAGTGCCGAAGGATCATCCACAACGAAGGCCACGATGTCGTTAGCCAGAACACTACCGGGGTAGTACTGGGCAAACAACTTCTGACCCGTGGAGGGGTTGGTGTAAGAACAACCAACGAACACTCCGATAGCCCCGGCAATAACCGTGCTCGGGCTGGATGCGGCGGAATAGCCGGTCTTGATGATGGTTCCGTCTGTCGTCAACTGCAACAGGTCGCCATTGAAAAGGGCGGTGCCGTAGTTTCGGGCAATAGGAATTTGTCGGATTGCTCCAGCGTACGGTAGGCCATTCAACTCGTTGATGGCTTTGAAACCGTAGGGAGCGTCAACAACAGGGTATGCCATTTGTGACTCCTAACAGGGTTTAACCACGTCCGAACTTCACCTCAGAACGACGCTCATTGAAGAGCGGCATCTTCGGGTTGCTCTCGCGCATGAAGTTGTTGTCAACGGAGTTCATCTGCGCGTCCGCCTGATTTTGGTAATAGGCGTTGCGCTGTTCCGTCAACTCAACCGGGGTCTTGCACAGGAGCAGGCCACCAATTTCGACCCCATCAGGGAATCGACTCTGGGGATTAGACATAGCAAACAGTTTGGGCTGCGTGCTTGCCTTTACCGGCTCCCAGCCTTCGCGGAGTTTCGAGGAGATATTCGTGGGGTCGGGATTGTTGAGCGTGCTCAGGCGAATCCAACGGAAAGCGTAACCCGGCTCAGGCTCAGGGTCAGGTAGCAGTTGGGGCGGCGCCCATTGAAGTTTGGGACGCGACACCTGTTCACGGGATTCCAGATCTCGACTCTTGCGTTCTTGCTCGGCCATGATTATTTCCTCATCTCTTCCGCAACCTTACGAGCATAGAGATCCAGGGGAACTCCAAGCCGCTTGGCGATTTCGACCTGTGACTTCGTGAGCACGATTTTCTTGGGCGCTGTGCTACGAGTCGCCGGGGCGACAACGTTGGTCTTCACACGCTGAGTTTTGGGCGCATCAGCGGGCTCCTCAGATCCAAACTGCTCTGGGAACCTTGTCCGCACGTCAGTGTTGATCCGTCTCCAGTATTCATCACTGCCGGGCGGTATTCCTTCTGCTACCAGATCGTCGTGCAGTCCCAGGGCGTATGCGGTCATGCGCTTATTGGGCCCAAACCACTGATTCTTTTCCCGCCATGCAAGTAGTTTGGGATCTGCCGCCGGTTCTGGTTCAGCCGGTTGAGGGATTTGTACCCCAAAATCATTTTCCTGTAAAGGTTCGATTTGCAAATTCTGCAAACGGTCCTGTTTGATCTTGGCGCTGGTCAACTGATCTTGCCAGTACGCCATATCGTTGGCATTGCCTGCCTCCAGGGCGTCGCGCAGTCGAGCCTTAAAGGTCTCGACTTCTCCTTCCACCTGTTTGAGCGCCTGCTCATGCAGTGCCTTCTTACCCTCAGACAGCGAACCCTTGAGTTTCTTGTTCTCGTCGGCTACGGCCTTGGCGATTCGAATGGCCTCTTCGCGCTCGCGCAGGGCGGCTTCTTTAGCCCGGCGCTCTTCGTGGTAGCCCTTGGTGAAATGCTGGATGCGCTTGCGCACACCTTCGTCGTACTTGTTTAGTTCGTCGTCAGTGAGTTCCTTGGGCGGCTCCTTCATGGGAGCGCGGCCACGGTCTTCCTCGGGGGTGTCATCCACCACCTCGATTTCGGGTTTACCCTCACCCTCGACTTCGAACTCCACGTCGTCTTTCTTGTCCTCGACCTTCTCGTCGGGGAACTTGAACTCTTCTTTATCAAGTGGCATGGTCTACTCCTTACGCACGGGAAATACCCCGGGGGTCTTGGACCACGGCTTCCACGGAGTCATCGTTGATGATCCGAAACTCCTTGCCGTGGATCTTGATGCGCGTACCCGTATTGGGCCGCACCAGAACGAAATCTCCGACCTTGCACGAAGGGCCAGAAGGGAATCGTTTCTCGTCCTTGTAAGCGTCCGGCCCCATCTTGACGACGAACAGGACAGGTGAGAGCACTTCTTCAAAGTGCATCGTTTGACTGGCCTTGACCAGTCCGCTGTCGTACTGTTCATCAATCTCTGGGAGAACGCACAGGAGATGAAAGGTTGAGGGATCCGGGATCTGGCGAGCCTTCTCCTCCGCTGTTTGGGGCAGCGTGGTTGCGGTCTCACCGTCCTGGCTTACAAGTAGTTCACTCATCGTCGTCTTGCTCCATTCGTCGCACGAGGTCATTGATATAGGCATGTGCAACCGAGAGACCCCGGATCTCGCCACACATGGATTTGTATTCCGCGTAGTCCCGCGCAGCGCCGTCTACGAGAGCACGGGCGATCGTTTCCCGCTTCTCTTCGATGTCCCGAGTAAGTACATCAAACACTGTCGTTGCCATCAGGAATCCTTCTTCAGCGGAGTAAAGGTTACGGGGTCGTACCCAGCGTGCTTGGACCAGATCCGCACGTAGTTACACACCGGTCGGTCGGGGCAAGACTCACACTTGTGGTTCTTGGTGCTGTTGTTGTCCCCATGAGATCTGTAGGCGTAGAGCACTTCAGGGATACGCACAAACTTGTGATGCTCTGCGATTTGAAGAAACAAGTCTCCGTCTTCGCAGCCCTGGGTCAACTTGTCGTTGTACCCAGCCACCGTTTGATACGCGCTCATGCGGTACATGCCAAAGTGCCGCCATCCGTGGTGCGCTAGATTGGAATCTTCCTCGGGGTGGGCTCGATAGCCCGTCACCTTGCTCTTGGTGTTGATGTCAGACATGTCGGAGTACGCCATGCCTACATCTGGACGGGAGGCGAACAGCCGCAGCATGTGCTCCACCGAGTACGGATAGAGCATGTCGTCCGCGTCGATGTGGCCCACAAACTCCCCGCTCAGGTGCTTCATGGCAGCGGCGCGATTGCCCGGAGTCTTGAGGTTGCGCTCGTTCTGGACGACCTTGATCCGGCTGTCCCGGGCGCCAAGCACTTGAGCCAATTCCCAGGAGCCGTCAGTGGAGCAGTCATCGCTGATGACCATTTCCCAGTTCGTGTGGGTCTGAGCCAACACGCTATCAATCGCGGCCTTGAGGTAGGCCACGTTGTTGTACGAGATCATCATCAGCGAGACTAGCGGTCCACTCACTCAGGCTTCTCCTTCTTGGGTTGGTTGGCCTTGTTCATCGCAGCCGTGGCGGCGTTGAAGGCCCGGATCTTGGCCTGCTGCTCAGCCGTCTGGGCGGCTTGGGCCATCTTTTGCTGATGCGTCTGGGCGCTTTGCTGGAGGTTCTGATTGTGCGACTGCTGCCGCATCTGCATCTCCATTTGCTGCGCCATGGCCTTGAGTTGCGGATCTTCTCCGCTGCGAGCCGCCGCTTCCTGGGCCTTGAGCGCCAGTTCCTGCTGCTTGACCTGCAAGTCGCCCATGACCTTCTGCGCTTTGATCTGGGCTTCTTGGGCCTTGATCTGGAGTTCTTTCTGCTGCATCTGGATCAGCGGATCCTGCTGCATCTCCTGCGCCTGCTGTTGCGAAGCCTGAGCCTTGTCCTTGGCCAACAACTGCTGTGCAGCCTGCGCGATGATGCGCGAGAGGTTGACCTCGACTTCCTCGGGCAACTGCTCGTTGGGCGGGGGCAGCGGCACGCCCAGTTGCTCCTCGACCTTGGCCCGGTAGGCGAAGGACAAGTGCTCCATGATGTGCGCCTGGATGGACGACATCATCTGCTGAGCCATCGGGTTCTGGCCGATCTGCTGCGCCATCAGCGGGTCTTGCATCAGCGCCATGTGGGTGGCGATGTGGGCGTCGTGATCTTGGTAGATAAACGCCTTGACCGGCTTGCCGTTGAGGAACGCCATGTTCTCCGACAGCGGGTCGCGCGGGGTCATGTCGTCTTCGATTGGCACCAACTTCTCGGCGTTCTTCACGCCCAGGACCTCGATCATCTGCCGATGCAACTGGGGCAGGTCGTAGATCTGCGGAGCCTGCGCAGCCAACTGAATGACCGCTTGGTACTGCATGATCCGCTGCGCCATCGTGCTGCTGTTGGGGTCCGACACGGGGATAACCTCCACCATGTCGTAGTCCTCTTGCTTGGCGCGGCGGCTGCCCTTCTCCGGGTCGTAGGAATACGCCGACGGGGTGTAGTCGCGGATGATGGCCTTGAGGAGTTTGAACTCCTGCTTCATGGCGAAGTGCACACGTGCCTGCACCGCGCTCATGGTCTTGAGTTGCCGCTCCAACAGGGCCAGCGTCGTGCCCACCGGGGCCTGGGCCGACATGTCGCTGACCTTCATGTCCGCGATGGAGCCCAGACGGCGGCCTTCTTCGGTGATCCGCTCAAGCAGTGCTGCCAGGACCTGTGACGGCTCCTTGTACGGCAGCGGCATGATGTTGTCGCGCAGCGCACCAGACGGGATGTCCACGTCGCGGAACTCACCCGGGGCGATGGGCGTGTCGTCGCCCTTGACGCGCAAGCCGCGCGATTTCAGACCGCCCGGAAGATTGCTGAGAGTACCGGCATCAACCAACTGCCGGATGAGAGAAGT